TGATATATTGACCAACGTCAGTAGATACAAAGTAAGTGTTTTGCGACGTTAAACTAATGTTGCCACTTGTACCTGATGGCGTTAAATGGCCAACGGATGGAGTTGTCACCGTCAAGGTATAAGCATAAGACGGGATCTCATCAAACGTAATCGTTGAGACGGTCCAGGTTGCATCGGTGCCACCACGTACAAACTTGATCGGCGCAAGATCTTCCTGGACAAAAATAATCGTATCTGCCGATTGGGCAAACTTTAGTCCTGGAATGACGCTGGCCGTAAAGCCGGCCACGGCCAGGTAATTATTACCGGATCCGTTGATATTGGTTACCAGGGCCTTGTTCTTGTAAATGTAAACGCGCCCAGGCACGATCGCAAACATATACGAATCGACCACATTAAACTGAAACGGCACAAGTTTAAGTGCCTGGCTGGCAAGGTTGGCCGGCAAAGTGTCAATGTATTGCAAACCCTCGCGACGACGTGCGCCGCCCTGGGGTTGAATGACTACATTAGTTGCTTTTTGAAGTGCGTTGTAATATTGATTTAAGTCAATACGGCCGCGCAATAGCGGGTCCAATTCCCCCACTACAAAATTGGTTTGAATGAGGACTGAGCGCGGCATTATCCAAACCGTACATTAATTAATGGGAATGCGTTTTGATTCTCCAAAGTAACCGATGGACGGCTTTGAGCATCAATCGCCATAGCCTGGCGGAAGAATCCGCCGCGCATATTCTCTTCAGGCAAACCGAATGCTAAACGCTGGTAATAATCGGCTTTAGTAAGTTGGTCCGTTACCATCTGTGCAAAGTTGGCGGCCAGGGCATACTTTAAAAAGTTAACGAAATAGCTAGGCATTTCACTCTCAGGAGTGCGGTATTGGTAATCAATCCATGCCTCTTCAATATTGGTCAGCAATTTATCTTGCTGAACGTCAAATTCTACGGTTGCCGGATAGTTCACGGTGTCGTCAGCATGAACGGCACGAATGCCAGCCAGCCGATCACCAGGCAATTGGTACAAGTATTTCCAGCCAAATGCGGGCGTATCAACGAGACGCGCGAGCTGGACTTTCTTTAGGGTAAAACTCCAGGGATACATCGATAAAACCATGTCCCGAATGTCATCATACAAACGATCACAAATCTGTGCCGAATCAGAAGTTTCAGCGAATGACGTTAGTGGTTTTTGCCCTAGATAAATCAGAGCATCAGAACATATAGATAGTTTTGTATCGCCCGACGCCATAACAATCCTTTAATGAGTAAAATCCAGGCGGATTTCTCCGCCCGGACTTATGGGTACTACTTAGTCTGTGTCGGTATTAGCAAGAGTTGTACCGTCATTTACGTCAACAACGCCAGCGGCGTTAGATACAACATAAACTAAAGTAGCAACAATTGTGCCGCCAGTAGATGTTACACAGTAAATCAAATCGCCCACGCTAACAATATCGGATACTGCATTAAAGTAAGCGGCAGTGTTTACATCAGCGATCGTATCGGCAGTTTTGTAACCCCACATAATTGGTGAATTACCAGCTTTAGATACGTTACCGATTGGACCAAAGTTATCTCTTGTGAATGCCATGATCTAATCTCCTTATTCAGCGCAAGTGAGTTTAACGATGCCCTCAGAATCAATCGCTACTGAGCCGGCGCTAAACATAGATGCGACCAAGAAAGAAGTTTTCTCAGCGATGTAGTCAACGCGGCTAGTTTGATTGAGACCAATTGCCATTCCTACTGAATCGCGATGGAATGCGAATACAGTACGGTCGGAGCCTGATTTTGGCAAGCCACCTTCGTCACGATCACCGATGGTTACAAACTTAAAGCCCAAGAAGGTATCCACTTCGCCGGTTACCAAGGCCTTGACGGTGTTGAAGTCAGAGCTGGTTACGGTTGTTTGGCCCAAGAGAGCAGACAAGTTGTTTGCATGGAGAACGATGGTACGGCCTTCCATTGGTACGTTCTTGCTATCCAAATACTTCTTGGCGGCGCGGAGCTTACCAACGTTTAGATCAGTTGCAGATCCAACGGAGCCATCGTTTTGAATGGTATTCGCAACGGTGCCGGTGCTGGATGCGGCAATAAGTGCATCGATGATTACTTGGTCCATGCGACGGCCAATAGCACCGGATACGACTTGAACGAGTTCTTGACGCTCGTTAAAGTTGACGCGTTGCTGATGGAAAATATCGCTATATTCTGCGGCGATATAATCGGTCATGGTTGCAGTTACTTGTGAATAAGTAACGTTCAAAGGTACTACATCGGTTTGTGGTACACGAACGGATGCGGTTCCCTTACCAATTTTTGGGAATTTTACAGTCGAGCCTTCTACGTTAGTACGCTCACGGGTCAAACCGGCAAGGGCGCGTTGCGCCTGGTAGGCCTGTTTTACTTCGCTATCGAATAACGTGACGAAAGCATTAGAGATATTGATAGACATCTCAATTTCCTTTCATATCAAAGTTTAAAAAATTAAAAAACATTTTTAGCTTTGCGATTATCCAAGCGGGTCGCTACGCGTAGTAACGGGCCTTGCGGTTGTCCATTACGTAACACTATAAATAAAAAAAGAGTGCGTTGCAATGAGCGTCGCACTCTTTTTATTGATGAGCGGGAAGGCTATCGGTTTCCCTCTCCAAACATTGAATAGACCATATCTTCCACTTTTTTGGTGTAAGCCGGATCTTTTCCGTATTTTGGATCTGCCATCATTGACTGAATGTCGGTCATGCTCATCTTTTGGCTTTCTTGCATTTCGAGACCAGGGATGTCCGTTTCCATATAGGATGCCCTGATCTTATGTAGCGCAGAAATAAAAGCCGCATTGTTGCTGGCGCGACTAATCGCCTCGATCTCGCCCTGGTTCAAGGTGCCGGCGTTTTGCATTTTGACTAACCATTGTTCCGTCGATTGAACAATCTTGTCCGCATTGCGGCCCAGTTTCTTCATCTCGGCTTCACGGCTAGTCTTAAATTGCTCTTCAGCGGCGCCCATGTGATTCGTGTAGAGATCGATCATTTGATCGAATTGCTCCTGGCTTAAACCTTGTTCCTTGGCCAGGCCTACAAAATCTTTCAGCATTGGATCATCTTCAGTAATGCCGCGGTCCTTCAGAGTGGTAATCTCATACTTACCATCCTTGGGGGCCTTATGCTTGCCAGCAGACATTTTGGCGCGTAACTCAGAGTACGCCTTGGCCAAACCTTCGACGTCCGGACCCTCTTCTTCGTCCCAAAAGTTCTCCGGGAAAAAGTCGGGACGAACGAAATCCAGCTCTTCGCCGTCATCGTCCTTTACCTGGGATTGGTCGTTTGGATCTACTTCCATGTGCGGCGCCGCAAGATCATCCATCTTTGCATCGGGCTTTGCCGCTGGTTTTACATTCAGTAGGCTACCTGAATCGTCCTTGTTGCTACTTGTTGCGTTGTTGCCGGCTTGATTATCGCTAGTATCAGCGGTCAAGTTGTCGGTATCGCTCATATTTAAGACCTCGCTCGTTTAATTCGCCTCTCTAATTCCCGGACAAGGGAGTTTTGTCCCTCGCGGGCAAACCCATGGGAAGGGTCCTCGCCCGGATACCAGGTTGGCTGTTCGATGGTTGTAGCTCTTAGCCATTCCAAGAGCTTTACGCCATCATCGGTAGAAAAGACGCGAGTGACCAGGAGATCAATCTCATTGTCCGACGCGCCCTTTTGCTTGATCTCCGGTGACCGGAGACCTTCCCATCCTTCTTCCATCATCTTTTAGACCTCTTGTGCTTGTGGTTGTTCTGCGCCGCCTTGTTGCGCGGCCTGGGCCATTTGTGCGGCCTGGGCCATCTGCGCCATAATTGCCTGGCGTTGTTCTTTCGAGTTAATCAAGTAACTTGGCACTCCCAGGCGATCGGCCAGGTAATCGGCCAGCTCTTCCTGGTTAATCGCAAGCTGGGCGCCTAGACCGACTTGGCCAGCCACCTGGACGAATTGCAATACGTCGTTGACTTCTTGCATATTCTGCGCCTGGGCGAGAGATCCGGTAGGCACTACCTTGACTTCGGAGCCGTCCACCTTCAATGGGAAATCGATAATCCCCATTTCGTCCATAACTTCCATTGTGCGACGCACAATCGGTTGCATCACTTCGGTAATCAAGCGGCCGTATGCTGGTCCAATGTTCTGCGATAGCTCTTTCATGCGCTCGGCGACTTCGGTTGCCGATCTTGCGCTCATGGTATCCGGCGGCAAGGTATCGTCCAATAGCATCTTTTTAATGGCATTG